GCGGCGTGCGCGGGAGCGGCTGTGACGCAGAATATCAGGATCAGGATTGAGAGGTGCCGCATGATCATTCCACTCTGAAAGTGCGTTGCGCTGCGGTGAGCGGCAGGTATCCGAGGGTGCGGAGGGTCAGGACACAGATCTGCGCGCCGAGCACGCAGCCGACGCCGGTTTGTCCGCCCTGGCTGACCAGGCATAGGTCGCCGGGCTGGGCTGCGAAGACGGGGACCTCGGGGAACTGTTGTTCTATGAAATCGACCTGGTCGGTAAAGCCGTCGGCCTGGAGGAGTGCGAGGCCGCCCGCTTCGTCGGAATACTGGCCGCGGTAGGGAGCCGCAGGGTCATCGCCGCGCACGGCCTCGACCACATCTGCGCCGAATGTGCTGCAGTCATGCGTGCCGTATGCGAAAGGCGTGGAGGCCTTCGCGGCTATGAGGTTTTGGAGGCGGGTGCGCCAGTTTGGTAATCTTGCCATACCGGGGAAATGTGGCCCCGGCGGCGGTTGCGCTTACTCTTCGGCAGCGACGCCCTCAATCTCTGAAATCGCGTCACCTTCGGTCATTGAACCCGAAGCATACTCTTCAGCGAGGATATCGATTGCCCTCTTCTTTTCGACGAGTTCGTGGAATATTGGAGCGTTCAATGCGTCGACACGATCCACCAGATCCCGGGCAGAGATAAGCGAGTCTTTGACTGCTTTCGGAAGCGATGCCCCCGGCTCCCTTTCAAGAAATCCACCATCTACGCGTGTTGCTATATATTGATGCGTGGGGTGACTTTGCTTGATAGAAGAATCTGCTCGGAAACGAAGCTTTTGAAGAGCTTTCAAGCGCGCTATTTCGACTGCATTCATTTGAAAAACTCCACCATCCCGATATGTTTTGAAGACTCTCCCGACCCTTCAAGAACATATCCTGAAGTCATAAGCTGAATAAAAACCGGTTCAACCCAAGCATCATTCTCAACATCTATTGCAGAAACTCCATGCACTCCGTTGATTCCGGTTTGTCCAGGATTACCAAGCCCATCAGTTGCGTAAGTCTCTTTTGTGACAGCGACTGCACGAATCCCGGCAAGTCCTTGTGTGACTTCATGGAATGATTGTCTGAAAATGCGGCAGCCTTCGGGAAGGGTGATCCTTCCGGTTGCACTATCAAGAGACCCAACTTCACCGGAGGTGAGTTTGTAAGAGCAATTTGTAAGATACTTGTTGAAAAAAAAACTCTGCGTAGCAAAATCCGCGTCTCTTTGGATATATGCGACGCCAAGCAGGAAGCCACCGCCTCCACCGCCGGCGGCCTCATTCGGATTTATCGGGTAATACAGCATTCTTCTCTCACTCCTGCTCAGAATATGTGGCCCGCGGCTTCAGTCCGCGTAATATCCTCTGTCGTCTTCCTGCCCCCACTTGACCTTCACTTCGCTGGCCATATCGGCGTAGTCCCGCCCCCGGTCTGCCTCCAACCTCAACCGCTGCGAGAAAGGCCCCTTTTTCGCCGCGATCGTGCGGGTTCCTGCCCTGGCCGAAGATGCCAGGTTGAAATCGACCGTCGGAATAGCGCCATAATCCGTTGGCTTTTCGCGGATCGGGGCGTCTTCCACCCACCCGCGGAAGGCGCGCGCCGTGTTCACCAACGCGCCCGTCTCCGGGTTGAACAGAGCGAGGTGGATCTCGACCGGTGCGAGGCGCGGGTCATATTGCAGAACAGCCGCCTCGACCTCGGCAGACACCATCGAAAATTCGACGCGCTGGTATTGGATGTCAGTGCCGGCTTCATACTGAAGCTCGCCGATCCCGAGCATTGCGCCGGCGCCGATGTATTGCCGCTCTTGCCCGGCGATCACGACATTTAGCTCGTCCGCGTCATTGCAGAAGCCGGAAGTTTCGACCTCGTCCGTGTCGCGGTTACGACCCGAGATCCACACAAGCCAGCGCGGAACGACCACGCCGCTTTGGAGCTGCTGCTGCATGTCATTCGGGATCAGCATCGCGTCACCTCAAGGTTTGCTGGAATTCGAAAGAGAAACCGTCAGCCACCGCGAGGCCGATCTCGGACGCCTTGAAGCTGCCGGGCCGGATGATCGCTTTGCAGAACGGCTTTACGAGCGTCACCGCAGCACCATCCGCGGCACCGAGGCGGATCGCCGGCACGACCTGCACCTGCAGCTCTCCCGCGGCATCGGCCGCTCCGGAGACAGCGAAGAGCTGGTGCAGGGCATAGCGCGTGGGTGATGCGCCGTATGCGAAGGAGAAATAATCCCCGGCACGCAGCTCATACCCGACCGGCAGACCCTGCAGCGTCACGACATCTGACCCGCCCGTCGGGGATTTCAGGGAGGGCGTGGCCGCGCCCAGAATGGAGCCGTCCGGATCCGCAGCCGGGTATTGCGATTTCCAGGGCGAGAGGAAGAATGTCCGACCGCGGGTGCGCAGGGATTGCGCCAGAGCCTGTGCAGCGCGCTGGCCATCGAACGTATCCGGCGCTACCTTCACACTTCCGCGCCAGAGCCGGGGTCCGATATCCGAAACCAGAACCTCGCCGCCGCCGTTCTGCGTATGCCGGACGTTCTCGGTGAGATCCCAGCCGAGCGCGCGCACGCGCAGCCCGTCCGCGAAGTCCGCCAGCGAAAGGGAAAAGGTCAGCAGGCTCATCCGCGCCTCCGGGGGTCCTGTTGATATGCGGCCATCCGGCGCGGCGCGCCGCTGCGGTCGTATTCCTCGAGGCCGGCCTTGGTGATCCGGACGGCTTCGGCTTGTGCCGCGTCGAGCACCCGGGCCTCAAGGTCGCCGGACAGGGCCACTTCCAACCGCATCGGCTCGGTATTCGCCATCCGCGCGGACTCGGCGGCAGAGAAGACCCGGGACCCGCCGGGTAGATTGACCAGCTCCGGGCCGCGCTCGCCGACCATAGACAAGCCGCCGGGAGCCATGCCGCCGTTCGCGAAGGCGGGGACGCCGCCGAAAATAGACCCCATTATGCTTCCGAGTCCGGATCCGAAGCTCCCGCCCATCGCGCCGTTGAACAGAGCCTTAAAAGCGCTCTGGGCAGCCATGTCAGAAAGACGATCGAGGAGACCAGAAACAGCATTGCGCGCACTGTCCGCGCCGCGCAGAACGGATGAGAAGACACCGGCAAGGCCGTCGCGCAGCGTGCCCATTGCGGACTTCGCGCGGCGGGCGGAATCGCTCATCCGGTCGATTGCCGCGGCGGGAGTCTGCGCGGATCCGCCGCCGGTTTCGGGCTTCGGCATAGTGGCAACATCTTCGAGCTTCGTGCGCAGTTCCTCCAAAGCGGTGGAGGCTTTTGCGGTTCCGTTCGTTTTCTTGAGGATGTTCTGAATCCGAGCCCATTGCCGCTTGAGGTCTGGCACATCGAAAATCTTCGGCGCGGCGCGCGTGTCGGTCATAACGCCCTTCATGAACGCGGCGCCCGCATCACGACCGGCCTGTTTTGCTTGTTCAGCCCAAGGGTTCGCGATCCGGCCGAAATCAGATGTACCAATCAGGCCGATCGAAAGCTTTCCGCCGCCACCTGCCCAGTCGGGAAGGGCCGAGATCGCGGCATTCACGCCCGAAATCATGGAATTTACGCGCGAGTTGATGCCGTTTATCATTCTCTCAACAGCACCGATCGTCGCATTCGCGCCGCCGACCATCAGGGCGCCCATTACTGCAGGCAGCTTGTCCCAGGTCTCCTTGACCGCGTTGAAAGCGCCCCGGAAAACACCAATTATGCGGTTTCCGAGCCAGAAGAAGGACTCGAACGCGTAGTTTACGGCTCCCTTTGCCAGGTCGCCGAACAGAGTCAGCGTCTTTCCGGCGTCGCCCGTGGCTTGCTTGAGCTGCATGAATCGGTAGACGGCTTCGCCAAGTCCGACAACGATTGCGCCGATGCCCGTGCGAATCAGGGCGGCCTTGAATTTCTTGGTGGTGAGAGACGCGAGCGTGACCGCAGTAGCATACGCGCCAAAAGCCCCCGCCGCTGCGGTGACATATGCCGTGATCCGGTCCGCGTTTTCAGCGAGCCCCACCATGACACGTCGGAGCGCGCCGCCCTCACCCATCGCTCTCTGCAGCGTGCCTGCAAGGCGCTCAAAAGACGGCGCCAGTGCGCCGGCTACTTCGCCGCGCATAGCCACGAAAGAGTCCCGGATCCGGTCCGAGGTCTCGCCCATTTTCACGAGATTGGCGATCGCCGTGTTTGACATGACCGCACCGGCCTCTTCGGCCGCGTCGCCGAGCCTGGCCATCTCCTTGCCGTTGTTGCGCAGGAGGGGCAGCAGGAGCGTTGCATCGCTTGCCATCGCCTCCATGTAGAAAGTCAACTGCTGCTGCGAGACGCCGGCTTTTTCGAGGCTGGACACATAGAGCTGCAGGGCTTCGGGCCCGGACAGCTTTTCGAACTGCGCCGCCGTGACGCCGACCTTCGGAGCGATATTCTCGAAGAAATCCGCCATCGGGCCGCCGCCGGTGGCCATGAAATCTCCGACCCTGTCATTCACATCCTTGAGTATATCGGACAACTTTTCCTGATCGAGGCCGACGGTGCGGGTGGCGGCGCTCCACCGCTGAAGTTGCTTCGGGGTGGTGTTTGCGACTTTGCTCAACCGGTCAACATCGCGTGCCGCACTGACAGCCTGCGCGCCCATCGCGCCCAGGGCGGCCCCGGCAATGCCGGCTCCGGTGGCGATGCGCTGCATGTCGGCCCGCGCTTTTCCGAGAGAGCGCCGGGCGCTTTTCAGGCCCTTCTCGAATTGCGCGCTATTCAGGCTCAAATTCGCCCGAAGTGCGCCAATTACTGCTCCGACTGCCATTATTCCGTTTCTCTCTTTGCCTTGGCCTGTTTCGCCATCTCACGGATCCGCGCGAAACCTTCCTCGACGCTCACCTTCTCCGGCTTGTCACCCTCGAGGAGCTTCTCAAGCCGCGGCACCTTCTTCGCTCTCGAGAGCATCGCCGTGATCCATGCTTGCTCGATCCTTGCGTCTCCCTCGCGCTTGAGCCGACGCCCCTCCCCTTTCATCTGGCGGAAATACTGGCGCGGCGTCATACGCCAGAACTTGTCTTCCGAGACACCGACGGAGATCCCCGCCTCGATCAGCTCGTCCCAGTCCCATCTCGGAGCCCCGCGACTTACGCCGCGGGCGTCTCGTTTCCCGGCTCACCATCACTTTCCTCGGCAGCGGGGAAGGCCGCTTCCATGGCAGAGTTGAACGCGTCCATGTCCTCGGACAGGATGTCCCCAGCGTCGGCGAGCGTCGCCGTCGGCTGGTGGCGCAGAAGAGCTTGGTGGCACAGGTGGCGCAGGTCGGAGATGCGAGATGTTCCGGCTTGTGCGCGGCCTTCGAAAAGGGCCCAGGAGGTGTCGGTCGCGTCCTCGAAACCCGCGATGGCGTTCATGTCGAGGACGATCTTCCAGTCGCCGGACTCTGTTTTTGCGACGGCTTCACCGCGGATCTTGTTTGTCATTACACACCCCCGCCGGTGATTTCGGCGCCGATGCGCAGGGTGAACACAGCGACCTTTTTGTCATCCATGGGAATGTTGCGCTGGTAGGACTTGATCGTTGCCTCGAAGACTTCGGCGGTGCCGTCGTTCTCGGTGAGCTGAAGCTGCCCCGTCACGCCCTTGTTGTCGCGCATGAGGACGTCGATGGCGGACCCCGGCAAATGTTGGATCGTGATCGAAACTTCCCCGTTATCGACGAGGCCGGAGATGTATTCCTTTGCCCGATCGGGGCTTTCGAAATGCGTGACATCCACATCGTCGAAAGTCGGGTTGGGAAACTCCACCGCTTCCATGCGGGCGAATTTCACGAAAGTGGTGCCCTCATCGACGGAGAATTCGGCGATCGTGCCGTGGCCGATATCCGGGGCAGTAGCTGCAGGCATTTGGGTGCTCCTGGGTTTGGTTGTCCGTTACCCAGGAGATGTGGCCCCACGGCGCTCACCGCTCACGCGATGCGCCAATGAACCTCGAAGTCTTGAGAAATGCGCCAGGGCCGTTCCGCTTCACCGGATCCGCCTTCGCGATTGTCGCGCTCAGCGACCCGGAAAGTCCCCATCACATTGCCCGATCGGTAGCCGTCGAGGGCGGTGCGGATCTGTCCGGCCAGGTTCGACGCCTCGCCGTAGCCCAGCGCATACACATCGACTTGGACGCGGCTCACAGAGGTCCCGTCCGGGCCTTCGAATGTGTGGCCGCCCTGGTCCGATGGAAGCGTCAGCACGACGCCCGGATACGGCGAGCCCTGCGGCCGGGCGCCCCAGTCAATCGGGGTGCCGGGCAGAGCGTCTTGGAGCATGGCGCGGATCTGTAGTTTCATCACAGTTTCCCTTTCCGCTTGAGCTGACGGCGGATCCCGGCCCACAGTTCCGTCTTGATCGTGTCGATCATCCGCCCGGTGTTCGCGTCCCAAGCGGGGCGCAGGAAAGGCTGCGCGGCGTGATGCTCCGTGCCGAATTCCTGGTGGTGGCCGTATGCACTGGCCTCATTTGCGACACCCACATACAGCTCGACATCGCCGCGGCGCCGACGCTGGACGCGCTTCTGCCTCTTGTTCAGCTTCGATCCGACTTTGATGCTGTCTGCCAGGACAATGCCGTCGGTGTCGCCCTCATCACGGGGCGCATTTGCTGACGCGTCGGCGGCCACCGGCTTCGCTGCTTTCCGAAGGGCCGCGCGAGATATGCGCTTCGACGCCTTCTGGTCACCCAGACCTGCAAGTGCCCGGTCGAGGTCCTTGAATCCTTCGACTTTGAATTTCGCGCTCATGTGTCCGCCCTCGCGCTTGCGGTGATCTCGAGCTTTTGGCGGCGGCCGATCTCTTTCGGCGGCGCGGCGATGTTGAACTCCAGCCCGTCGTAAATGATCCTGTCTTTCGCAGTGATGCTCCCGGCGGTGGAGGAATACCGAATCCGAAAACGGTGCGTGACATGCGCCGCGACTTCACCGGCGCGCCACCGCTCGCCGTCCGAGATCGGAATCACCTCTGCCCACACATCTGCAATCTTCGCCCAGGTCTTCTCTCCCGCGCTGGAAAAGCCGTCATCGGTCGCAGTGGCGCGTTCGATGCTGATCCGGCGGTCCATCTTGCCGGCGGTCATCAGATCAGCCCCTCCGGCGGACGATTGACAGAAATGAGCATCCGGATTCCACTCGGCATCTCATCGCCCGCTTCATCACTCACGCCTTCGCGGTGCTCATACCAATGCCCGACCAGCAGGCGGCAGGCGTGGCGCTGCGTCTCGGTGACTGCCGGCACCGGTTGCGCGACGCCATCTACCGGCGCGGGCGTGATGACGGCCTCAATGTATTCCTGGGCGGTTGTGACGAGGCCCTGGATGAAGGCATCCTCGTCGGACCCATCGACGCGAAGGTGTGTCTTGGCATCGTCCAGCGTGATCATATCAGTCAGTCTTGTTCTCGGGTGCGGCCTTCATGGCCTTGGTCTTGCGCGGGGTCTTTTCCGCCTCGACCGCGCCGACAGCTTCGGCGATATCAGCCAGGCGGCCTTCAACCTCCTCGCCGGCGGCAATGGTGTCGGGATAGACATTGCCAGGGCGGACGGCCTGGAACGCTTTCGTGGTCTTAGGCATGGTTCTCTCCTATGAAAAAGGCGGGGACGCTATGGCCCCGCCCTGGATCGTGGGGCGAAGTGCGCCAGCGCTTACGCGGTGGCGACCTTCAGGAGCTTGATGGCCTCCGAGTTGCGGATCGTCCCGCCAAGGCGCCGCGTCACGATGAAGTTCACGAAGCCAGGCTGCGTGACGTTATCGCGGATGATGCGCATCCCGTGTGCGCGTTCCGGGATCATCCGATCACCGGTTCCGATAACATCCGATCAGTGATTCCGATTTGATCCGATCACCTGTTCCGGGGCATCCGATCAGTTGGGTGTTCCGGCCGGGATGCGCGTCGTT